AGCAGAGTCTATGCGAAAAGAGCTAAAGGACTGGATCAGTTTTACGTATGGGCCATCCGTTTGGGAAGAACTGGTGGCAACTGAAGGTAGGATACGTAAACAAAAGAAAGAACAAGAGTACCGTAAGGCAGAGGTACAAGAAGCAATAATTACTTGGGGTATCTCAGGTGTTCTTCTTTCAGTAGGTGCAGGTACTCTAGGTTTTATAATTTATATGGTGGCGTAATGGTAAAAAACTTAACAGAGAAACAACAGAAATTCCTCGATGTTCTTTTTGAAGAAGCACAAGGAGATCCTGTGCAAGCAAAAAAACTAGCAGGTTACTCTGAAGGTGTTGCTTCTACACAGATAGTAAATAGTCTGACAGATGAGATAGCAGATCTAACAAAAAAATTTATAGCACAATCATCAACAAAAGCAGCGTATACTATGTTCTCTGTTATGGCAGATCCTACAGATCTAGGTGTAAAAGAAAAGATGTTAGCAGCAAAAGATATTTTAGATCGTGCAGGTTTCACTAAAACAGATAAGGTAGAAGTAAAGTCTGCAGAGCCTTTGTTTATTTTACCTGCGAAAGATAATGAGTAAGAGAGCATCAGAAGCAGATCACCCAACCAAAGTTGATTGGCAGATACCACTACAAGGAAAACTAGGAGAGTGGTATCCTGTCATAAGGGTAGGAAGACACGTACCCTTTGGTTATGAACAGGATAAAGAAGACGATATGCTTCTTATTCCTATCCCTGAAGAACTAGAACTTTTAGAAAAAGCAAAGAAGTTTCTTAAAGATTACAGTGTAAGACAAGTAGCTAAGTGGTTGTCTGATCAATCTGGTAGAAGCATCTCACATGTAGGGTTATATAAACGTGTCAGAATGGAAGAAAAAAGAAGACGAGCATCTTCTAACTACAGGCAGTATGCCAAAAAATACAAAGAAGCGGCAAGGAAAAGCCAGAAGATTGAAGAAGAAAGACTTGGTGGAAAACACACCAAAAGTCTTGACGCAGATGAGGGCTACATCAAACTCGAAAGAGGGGAGTGTTGCCCCTTCTGTGGTCAAACAAGAAGTAATATTTGAACCTAACCCTGGACCACAGACTAGGTTTTTAGCAGCTACAGAACAAGAGGTACTATATGGAGGGGCAGCAGGAGGTGGGAAGTCGTTCTCGTTGGTTGCTGATCCAGTTAGATATTTTACGAATCCACATTCACGAATGCTACTTGTTCGTAGGAGTACAGAAGAGCTACGAGAACTTATTTCTGTAAGCAAACAACTTTATCCAAAGGCTGTGCCAGGAATAAAGTTCATGGAAAGAGATAAGACTTGGGTAGCACCTAACGGTGCAACACTGTGGATGTCATACCTTGATCGTGATGATGATGTTATGAGATATCAAGGACAAGCCTTTAACTGGATTGGCTTTGACGAGTTAACTCAGTGGCCTTCAAATTACTCTTGGACATACATGCGTTCAAGACTACGTTCAACAAAAGCAAGTGGTCTTCCTCTTTATATGAGAGCCACAAGCAACCCTGGAGGCCCAGGACACCAATGGGTAAAAAAAGTTTTTATTGACCCAAATACACCAGACGAATCTTTTTGGGCAACAGACGAAAACGGAGAAGTAATAAAGTGGCCTAAAGGTCATACAAGGGAAGGTGAACCCCTATTCAAAAGAAAGTTTATTCCTGCTACGTTATTTGATAATCCCTACCTTTCTGAAGATGGTATGTACGAAGCAAACCTTTTGTCTTTACCAGAACATCAAAGAAGACAGTTACTTGAAGGGGATTGGGATATAAATGAAGGCGCAGCCTTCCCAGAGTTTAACAGGCGTATTCACGCAGTAGATCCTTTTGACATACCTAGTAACTGGACTCGATTTAGAGCTTGTGACTACGGATACGGATCTTATACTGGTGTAGTCTGGTTCGCAGTTGCTCCAGGGTCTGAACAGCTAATAGTCTACAGAGAGCTATATGTTTCTAAAATAATTGCTACTGATTTGGCTGACATGATCCTGGACATTGAAGACGGAGAAAAAGTAAGATACGGAGTTCTAGACTCCTCTCTCTGGCATAATCGTGGGGACACTGGACCTAGCCTAGCAGAACAAATGATTATGAAAGGTTGTCGTTGGAGGCCATCTGACAGATCAAAAGGTTCTAGGGTAGCAGGTAAAAACGAGATACACAGACGATTACAAGTGGATGAATTTACGGAAGAGCCAAGGCTTGTTATATTTAATAACTGCACAAATCTTATCTCTCAACTACCGTCTATACCTTTGGATAAAAGAAACCCTGAAGATGTTGACACTCACTCAGAAGACCACTTGTATGACGCACTTAGATACGGTGTGATGACACGTCCAAGAAGCAGCATATTTGATTTTGATCCTGCTTCTCAAAGATCTGGATTTCAAGCTTCAGATCCCACTTTTGGTTATTAAGGATTTCCTATGGAAGAAGATGATATTTTTGACTCAGATGAATTATCAATGGATGAAGATACGTCTTCATATATAGAAGATACTGAAGACAACGAAAGCCGTAGTGATCCTGCTACAGGAACTATCGTAGGTTTTGTAGAAGACAAATATAGTAAAGCTGACAAAGCCAGATACTCTGACGAACAAAGATGGATTAAATCTTATCAGAACTACAGAGGTATCTACGGTCCTGACGTACAGTTTACTTCCACAGAAAAGTCCAGAGTATTTGTAAAAGTAACCAAGACTAAAGTTCTTGCAGCTTACGGTCAAATTGTTGATGTTTTATTTGGAAGCCACAAGTTTCCTATTTCAATAAACCCTACTAAACTTCCTGACGGTGTAGCAGAGGCTGTACACTTTGAAACAAACCCTCAAATAAAAGAAGCTACTTCACAAGGTCTTACTCCTGATGATACCAAGTTACAGCCTGGAGAAACCATAATTGATCTAAGAGAAAGACTAGGAGGTTTACGTAATAAACTAGAACCTGTTCTTGACGATCTTAGGGAAGGTGAAGGGCAAACACCATCACAACCTAGTTATCATCCTGCTATGGTAGCAGCAAAGAAAATGGAAAAGAAAATCCATGATCAACTAGACGAATCTAACGCAAGCAAACAATTGCGTAACACAGCCTTTGAAACTGCTCTGTTTGGTACAGGCATAATGAAAGGCCCATTTGCTCTTGATAAAGAATATCCTAACTGGGATGATCAAGGCAACTACTCCCCAGTGTACAAAACTATTCCCCAGACTTCTAGTGTAAGTATCTGGAATTTTTATCCTGATCCAGATGCGAACAACATGGATGAGGCTGAGTACGTTATTGAACGACATAAAATGTCTAGGTCACAGATGAGGTCTTTAAAGAACAGACCTTTCTTTAGATCTAACTCGATTGACACAGCAATTGAAATTGGTGAGTCCTACTCAAAAGAGTGGTGGGAACAGGTTATGGAGGATGCTGACCAAGAGACTAAAGCAGAACGCTATAACGTCCTTGAGTTCTGGGGTTATGTTGATACTGATATTTTAAAAGATCACGATGTAGATATTCCAAAAGAGTTAAAAGATCAGGATCAAGTATCAGTTAATATCTGGATTTGTAACGGACAAGTATTACGACTTGTAATGAATCCGTTTAACCCTGCTATCCTTCCGTACTATGCTGTACCATACGAAATTAATCCTTACAGTTTTTTTGGTGTAGGTCTTGCTGAGAACATGGATGACACCCAAACACTCATGAATGGCTTCATGCGTATGAGTGTGGACAATGCAGCATTATCAGGTAACTTGCTTATTGAAGTAGACGAAACTAATCTAGCCCCTGGTCAGGATCTAACAATGTACCCTGGCAAAGTCCTGAGAAGAATGGGGGGAGCACCTGGACAGGCTATCTTTGGTACTAAGTTCCCCAACGTATCTAACGAGAACATGCAGATGTTTGATAAAGCAAGGGTACTAGCAGATGAATCAACTGGCTTTCCTTCTTTCGCTCATGGTCAAACAGGCATACAAGGAGTGGGTCGTACTGCTTCTGGTATTTCTATGCTTATGTCTGCTGCCAACGGTAGCATACGTACTGTTGTTAAAAATATAGATGATTATTTATTATCACCACTAGCAAAATCTTTCTTTAGTTTTAACATGCAGTTTGATTTTGACCCTAGTATTAAAGGTGATTTAGAAGTTAAAGCTGAGGGTACAAACTCTTTGATGGCTAACGAAGTTCGTAGTCAAAGGCTCATGCAGTTTCTTGGTGTTGTTCAGAATCCTGCTCTTGCACCTTTCGCAAAAATGGATTATATTATCAGAGAGATTGCAAACTCTATGGATCTTGATCCTGACAAAGTTGCTAACTCAATGACAGACGCAGCTATACAAGCTGAGATCTTAAAGAAATTTCAAGCAGAAAATCCACCACCTCCACAGGCAGCACCCCAACAACAAGGAGCACCTGCAGGAGCACAAGCACAAGATACTCAAGGATCTGGTGGTGGGCAGATAGGTACAGGATCTGTTCCTACCCCAGGTGAGCCTGGATTTACTGCTAACACAGGACAAGGGCAAGGATGAACTTAAAACCTTTAGTAAACGACAACAAACTATGGAACTCGTTTAACGAAGAACTGGATCGAAGACTTAACTACGTTCACATTCAAATAGAACAAACGTTAAAACCAGATGACTTATTTAGACTACAAGGTGAAGCAAGAGCACTACGTAGATTAAAACTTTTAAGGGATGAAGTGAATGGTGCTGAACATACAGGGTAATCAGACTGAACCTGCAACAACTATTGGACGTTTTGGTCTTGAGAAAAAAGATCCTACTGTAGGTATAAATCTTCCTGAAGGTCTTATTGATGACTATTTTAAAAATGTGCAGTCTAATCCAGATAGTTCGTATCCTGAATTACCTGTAGAAACATCATCAGAAGAAGCAATGCGTTTGCAAGAAGAAGGTTTTAACCAACCTGATCCTAGTACCACATCACAAACAGAAAAACTTTTTCCTAGTAAAAGACCAAAGCTTAAACCTCCTAGCCCACCTAAAAAACCAAAGCTAAGACCTGGATCAGTAAGCCCTATAGATAAAATTGCGGAGCTTAACTATCTTTTAGAAGGTACACGTGATCCTAACTCAAAAAAATCACAGATTCTTTCAGGTTTAAGTTCGCTTACTGAAAATGGTCGAAAAGCTGTACAAGGTTTTTTTGATAATGCTACAGGTGGAGCATCAGGTCTTGATCCTGCAAAAGATTATTGGTGTGCAGCTTTTGTTGCCCACGTTCTTAGTGAGCTTGGAGCAGATCCTTTAAACCCTAAATCAAAACCTGGATCAACTAAAAGATATGACAGACTCAGAGCAGACAAATACAGAAATTATGGAACAAAAGTAGAAAGCCTTGCAGATGCCAGAGAAGGTGACATAATTGTTTTTGATATGCGTAATAATGATGGAGTAGGAGATCACGTAGCTTTTTATGCAGGTGGCAGAATAACATCTCAAGGAGGAAAAAACCCTTACACTGGTGAAAATTACATCAACGTAGTAGGTGGTAATCAAGGAGCATTTAACGAGGTCAGCATAAAAGAGAACCAACCAGGTTATACAATGAATAACGTTGTAGCAATCAGAAGAATTACGTACAACGACATTGATTTTGACTTTACTCAAGAGATGGCTAAACAAGACCCCGTGTTTAAAAAGTTTATTCCTGAGTACGCTTCTCTGTCACTGCTATATGATCCTGATGATGATGATGA